AAGCCCTTCTCCGCGGCGCTCTCGTCCTTCCCGGCCTCGGACCCGGCGTCGTAGATCTTGCGCATTTCCGTTTCGGAGAGCTTGCCGCCCTTGATGCGCTCGGCGAGCTCGTGGATATCGCTACCGGCATTGCTGAGGGTGCGCTGAATCGCACGCGCGGCCGCGACCACCTCACCCTCCTTGTCGGAGGACAGTAGCCTCACAAGCTTCTCCAGCTTCTCCTCGGTGCCGACATCGATCATGATCGCCAGCACCTCTCACGATGACCGCACAGTCGGCACTTCCAGTTGTCTGAGTCGTCTGTCATGCGTGGCAGCAGCTCGCCGGCGCGCGTGGCGTTGATGATCAACCTGGTGCGTTCGGTGATCGCCTCCGCATGCTCCGCATCGAACGGCACCAGGATGTGCAGGCGGTCGCACGTGTCGGCGCAGGTGGCGGTGAAGATCGCGGGCGCCTTCTCGACTCCGAGATAGAGTTGGTAAAGCACGACCTGGGCGGCGTACTGCGGATAGCTTTTGGCCAGGCCATCGCGCTCGAGCGATCGCCAACCCTTCGCGTTGATCGCCTTATGCTCCCAGAGCGCCGGATAGGTGACGCCGGGGATGTCCGGGCCGGAGAGGAAGATTCCGTCGGCATGGCCACGCAGCCAGCCGTCGAGAGTCTCGAACTCAAGCCGGTCCTTTTCCGCGAACCGAAATCCGGCCCTCTCAAAGTGCTCGCGGGTCTGCTGCTCGAAGAAGTGCCCGCGCGCGAAGATGTCGCGAATTCGGGTCGGATGCACCGGGTCGCACATCCAATCGAATTGGATCTTGCGCAGGCACGGATGCCCGACCGCGCTGGCACCGAGGTAGTTGCGCGTCCTTTCCGATTCGGCACGCGCGCCGGCGTCGAGCACCGCGTTGATGGCGATGCTAGCCGGTGCGGCGCTGGCTTCCGTGCGGTTGAAGTCGACGGGCATGACGCGACTACGAGGCTCAGGCCGGCACTGACGCCGACTCGCCCTCGTCCTCGCCCCCGCCCTGAGTCAAGGACGATCGCCAGCGGCCGATGGCTCCGCTCATGGCCTCCACGTCCTGGAAAGTTGCTTTAACTTCCTCCAGGAGGCCCTCGTCGATATCGCCTTCCTCGATATCGATAAGCAGGTCGTGCAGCTCTTCGATAAGGCACAGAGCCTCACGCGAGAGCTGGTCCGCCTGTCGCGCTACATCTTTCAGCTCGTTGTTCGCAGTGATCATTGTGATCCTCCTTTGCCGCATGGCGTTAACCGCACGCTCGGCGATGCCGCCGGGTATCGGTGTCCAGTACCGAGCGTTGTGGCCCTCGCGGTCGAAGGTGCGCGGGGCTTTCTTGCTCGGCATCTTCATTGAGCTCTCTCCGCGTTCAGAACGGAACAAAGGCATCCGAATCCAGCGCCGCGTCCGCGATCTCCGCTGTGCCATCCGGCGATATTTTGGTGATCACGTTCTCGCCCAGCTCACGCGCCTGCATTGCGCGGTCGACGAGCGTGTAGGCCCTACCGAGAAAGGCGATCATCTCGTCGCGCGAGAGCTCGACCAGCGGCGCGGTCCAGTCGATCGGCGCGTCAGCGAGCTCCGGCAGGATCGTTCCGATCGCTCCGGCGTCCCACGGATTAGGCTCGATGCCGGTGTCGCGAATCGTCTTTTCCGTATCGAACCCGTTGGCCGTCGCCTGGGTGGCGCGCTCACTGATCCAGCCGAACAGGATCGAGGCAACGATCCAGCCCCATTCGGTGTCGCTCAACCGGCCGATCGGCGTCATAGGGGGCACCGCGCCGCCGCTAATGACGGCACGGGCCTTCTCGATGGCAACGCGCGTAGCTTGCCGCTGCCAGGCATCCTCGATCGCGCTTGCGTCCGGCGGGCGGACGATCTGTCTACTGCGGCGAGCCATCACTGCGCCCAGGGCGGCTTGACGATGGTCTTGCCGGCGGGGGTCGTCGCCGCCGGTGTCGTGCGCGACGGCTGCTCGATCTGCTCGATCGGCCGCCACTCCTTCAGATCCGGCGTGATCACCGAGGCGAGGATGTTCTTCGCCTTGTACTCGCCCTTCGCCGGCTCGATACCGATCTTCGCCAGGAAGCGGATTCCGTCAAAATCGCGATATTCGGCGACTCGTGACTTCTTAGCCGCTTCACTGACGTTCTGCGGCTTGATGCCCCGCGCCGACTCCAGAATCGCCCTCAACCGGGAACGTGTGATGTCCGCTGCCTGAGCATGGCCATCGGTCGTGCCCGAGAGCACCATAAAGCTGAAGAACTTGCGCTTAGCGTGTGGCCCCTCGACCACGATGAACTCGGAGTCGAGACCTTCCGATTCGCCGCTCTTGGATCTCTTCAGCAGTCCATCTTCACCGGCATCACCTTTACGGATGTTGAGCTGGACGACCGCGATGGTTCCGTTCGGAATGACGTCGAGGTCGCGTTGTCCGTCGGCGGTGTTGTAGTCAAATGCTCCCATGAGAGCCTCCTTGCTTTAGTTCGGTACTTGGTTCGGTAGTCGGTGCGGTTAGTTTGGCGGCTGGAAATTCGACGAGGTCGCCGCCGGACCTCGTGAGCTCTGTGAGCTTGCGGAAGAGTTTGCCAAGGTGCGGCTGCTCGAGCTGGTCGAGTCGACCGCTCCTATCCTTCGCCGGGTACTGCCAGGGATTCGGCGAGGCGCACACGAAGGTGCGTGTCGGCGTGTCGTCGCCGGCGAAGGTGACCCAGTTGTATGTGATGATCTGATCGACGACGGCCGGGAGCTCACGCGAGGTGCGGCTGCCTTCCATCTGGAGTCGGTGCTCAGTGTGGTTAAAGTCGTCGATGACGGTTTCGAGTATTCCGACGAAAACGACGTTGACCGCGCGCGCCTGCTGCAGGTGCATCAGCCAGGCACACATCTCCCTCGCATGCAGGCCATAGGCACCACGCAGGTCGCGCTTGCCGCTACGCTCCGAGAAAGCTTCCGGCTGCTGACTCGACCAGGCGAAACACAACCGCCCGGCGGCGGTGATCGAGTCGATAAAGAAGGTGGAGTACCGAGCGACTCCCCCGGGATTATCGAATTCATCGATCACGCTATCGAGGTGCGCCTCGCTGTAGACGGCGTCGGTTGGCACAGCGGGATTGGCGCCAGCCAGGTAGACGGCTAGGTCACGGCACTCGGGCCAGGTACGGGGGCGCAGGGTGTCGACTGCGATATCCTGTATCGCGAGATCGCCCGCCTCGATGTCGACGAGCAGCGTTGTCGCCGGATCGAGCGTGCGCAGGAGACTCGTCTTGCCGACACCGGTCGGACCGACGATCAACATCTTCGCTCCACGCGGCTCGCTGTGCCGCTGGCCCGCGCTGATGATTCGGAGGGTCATCGCACGACCCCCGCAAGCTCATCCGCGAGGTCGTTCAGCGAGATTGAGAGGATGTCCCGCACCCTAACCCGAACGTCCGGGGCATCCTTAGCGAGGGCGCGGATGGAAATGTCGCCGTCGTATGCGTCGACCTCGACGCCCTCCGATCGGAGGAATCTGACGAGCGCCTGTTCAATGGCGCACTTGTGTTTATGGGGGTGGTAGCGTATTTGCACCGTTGCTTCTCCTTACGTTGCCGGCCGTGGTGGGCCGGTGGTGGTGGTGGTGGTGGTGGAGGTGCCGGGACTCGAACCCGGGTTCGGCGACTTGTGTTTTTAGGACGGCGCCGAGACCCTCACCTGAGGCATCCCCGTAAAATGCGAGCGCCGCCCCTGGTAGGGCGGCGTTTTGCATTCAGATCGTGCCGCGAACCACTGCACGGATATTGCCGACGCGATGGCCGAAGCGGTTGCGGGAGATTGCTACGCGCGGCAGTCTCGGATCGGGATTCCGCCGTTCTGTCCACTCCGACGCGCCGCCGCGGATGATGCGGGAAACTTCGAGCGATACGATGCAGTCGTCAGGCAGCTCGTCGAAATTTCGGACAAGCTCGAGAGTCGTGGGCCGAGGCATTGGGGCCGCTCGTGCAAATCACCTTGCTGCACGGAGCTACACCCAAATGCCCGGATCGCGCTTGGACGGAAAAGCAGATTTATTCGTCGATTTCTGTACAGATCGGGACGGCATACAGTTCTCTGCATGCACGCGCTAGCCTCTGTCGCTTCCCGGTCATTGCCTCCCAAAGCAGGTCGACGGTCCTGCAAAAAGCGGAGGTCGGTGAGCTGTAGGCTACTTGCAAGCCATGCCGCTCCATCAGCTCCTTTGAAGCAGTAACGGCCATCTTTTGCTGAAAACGCGCGCTGCCATGTTCGCCGAGGTCCGCGTCCGCAAGCCTATCCAACCGCTGGCGGAACCACGCCATGTTTCCAAAAAAGACCTCTTGCCGTTCCTCGGCACCCCGCGAACTGCCTTCATCTGAGACAAACAGCGCTAATGAAGGAAAATCCTTCGGCGGGTGGCGAAGGAGCTTATCCAACTGTTCCGTCCCCTTGCGGAGCTTAGCTACGTATTCCCTGTTCGTTGTTCGAAAGCCGGCGAGCGGCGGATATTTCATCGACTCGCGCAGTTCCCCAATTTTGGTCGCAAGCTCATCCTTCGAGGGTTTATCTTCGCATGCCTTTATGATGTCGTTGATGATCCCCACGTCATCGCGCTTGGTGGGAGGCGCCATAGGCAGGCGTCCTCACGCCGGGCGCCGGAATGCCGTCACATTACTCGGTTGATCGCGGCCCTCGACGACCGCCATGACGTGATCGCCCCACGCCTCCAATGCCGTGCGTACCTCGCTGGCATAGGTCGCTTTATTGTAGACGCCCGCAATACCGGCCTTGTGGCCGGAGACGTGATTGACCACCGCCTCGACCACGTGCGGCGCGATTCCGAGATCGGCCATTCCAGTGACAG